CTAATGCTATTGCACATTCTATAAATCATAGAGCTAATAATCCCGATGAGGTTACGGCATTTCCGCCAAAAAAACATAATGATGAGGATATCCAATTCCCAATGCATAATGGTGGAATTGAAGTAAAGACATGTTTAATTAAAGATGGTAACAAAATAAAGTATGTTTGTAAAAATCCAAAAGATGGATATTTCCTTTTTGCTGGATTTACACCTGAATATGATAGATGTTATGTTTCGTATGGTAGAACGAGTGGGGATATTTGGAATAAAGCTGGCGCAGCTTATGCTACCGTTGATATGCATAAATTAGCTAGTTCTAATTTAGATACTTTTTTTGGAGAATTAAAAATAGATAAAGATAGAGTGGTAGTTTATACGGATAAATTGGGTATTATATAATAATAATTATGAATAAATTTTGGGAATCAGAAATAGGTAATTTTCATAAGAAGGTATTGGTAGTACCAAACTACACTCATTTTGGTGAAGGTAAAAATATAAACGCAGATTCGTTTGTGTTAGTTATGAAATCATTTTTGGATAATACCGATTACAATAATTTACAATTTATAATTCCATATCCAAATGGTAATATGCCAACGGATTTTATGAAATATAAAAATGTAAAACTTATTAATATGGGGAATATTAGCACATTTCCACCATTGATGAGAATTCAATTTCCCCAATCTGCATTTAAAAAGATATTTTCAGAAGAAGGGATTGATATCATTTGGTCACATTTGCCGGAATGGACTAATCAATTATTAATCATTAGAAGATACAACACAGTTACTCAACCTGTTTTAGGATATTGCCATTGGTGGGAAATTCCTGAAAATGGTGCATATAATCACAATTCTTTTTGGGCAAATGTACAAGGTATGTTAAAAATGAGTGTATGTGGAGTAAACTCAAAATGGGTTAAAAATTTAGTTTTAAAAAGAGCAAGTGAGTTTCTGAATAAAGAACAATTGGAAAAATTAGATACAATCATTCAGCCTTGGTATTTAGGATGCGATGAATGGGTAGAAGGTGTGGTAAAACCAAAAACAATTTTATTTAATCATAGAGCAGATGGGTATACTGGCGCTGATTGGTTCTTTGAAGAGATGGATAAATTGTGGGAACAAAGGCAAGATTTTAAAGTTCTTACATCAATAGCTAGTGTTTCAAAACCATATACAGAATCAATACGACATCCCAATAGAGAACATTATAAAAATAATGTGGGTAGTGCGGATATAGGTGTTGGGTGTTTCACAAAATATTCAGCATGGAGTATGAGTACAACCGATGGATTAAGTATGAATGTACCATATATTTTACCTAAAGGTTTATGTTATGAAGAAATGGTTGGTGAAGATTATCCTTTACTTTATAGTGGTAAAAAAGAATTTGTAAAAATGCTAGTTGATTATTTGGATGGTAAAATAGAAAGACCTAATACAAAGGTAATAGCTGAGAAGTTATATTGGAAACATAGTTTAAAAAATTGGAAAATTATATAGTATGAAATTTTGGGATAGTGGTGAAGAAACCAACACAGAAGTATTTGATTATGATGTAATGAAAAAAAAGTTCATTGAGAACTTGGATTATTTACGAACAATGTCAGTTGAAGAGCAAACTCTTTACAAAAAATGGATGGAGTGGAATGAAGATTTAATTGGTAATATGAAAAAATTACCTGTATTACAATCTCATTATGATTCATTATGGAAACCTACGGATATAATGAATAAGGAATTAACTATTGCTGAAATTCAAGCAATAGAACCTTATGTTGATATTGTGGATGATAATGCAAAAGAATCCACACGATGGACTGAAATTCGTAGATTAATCCATACAATGGAGTTTCAGGCGAATCCAGGTCGTAATGTAAAATGTTATGTAAAGGATAGAGTTACTGGTAAAATATTAGGACAAATTTGCTTAGGTTCTGATATTACATCATTAGGTGTTAGAGATAATTACATTGGGTGGCAAAAGGAAGATAAATTTAAGAATGGTAAATTAAATTGTACTACAATTGCAACTACTATTGTATCAACTCAACCATTTGGATATAATTTCTTAGGTGGTAAATTAATTGCAGCATTGGCAACCTGCCCTGAAATTAGAGATTATTGGAAAAAGAAATATGATAATCCATTAGTTGGAGTTGGAACTACATCGTTATATGGTGTACATTCTCAATATAATGGTATTCCACATTTCAAAACATTGGGAGAATCTAAAGGTAAGATTTCTACAAAGCCAGATGATAAGGTTTATGACCCGTGGCATCAATGGTTGAAAGAAAATCGTGCTGATTGGTATAAGATGCACATTATGGATGAGAGAGAAAGAAATGGTGCTAATATGGGTTACGATAGAAACGGGCCTGTAAGTGGAATTAAACAAAAGATTATTCAGGCAATCTTTAAAGAATTGGGTATCAAAGGTAATGCCTATGACCACGGATTCCAAAGAGGAGTGTATTTTGCACAAATGTATGATAATGGTAATGAGTTCCTTTGTTCTAAAATAGAAGAGAAGGATTTAGTTCTTAAAAAGAAATTCGCTGATGGAAATGATTATACTATTAAATGGTGGAAAGATAAAGCAATTAAACGATATACCACATTATACAATGATGGGAGGATTAAACCCGAAGTTCTATTTTATGTAAATGCAATAGGAATGACATGGGAACAAATGAAAGATAATTATTTAAAAGAAGTAGGGAGATAATAAATGTACAAAAATATATACTATCAAAGAGCAAAAAATTTAATTCATCTGTGGGATGATACCAATGGATATTCCACAATGCCATACCGAAAGTATGCGTATAAGAAAGACCCATATGGGCAACATCAATCTATTTATGGAGATAAATTGACTCGTATTTCAAAATGGGAAAAAGATGAGGCAGATGATTTATTTGAATCGGATGTACCTGAAACAACTAGAATGTTAGTTGATATTTACAATACGGATTTACCATCAAATGGACACGTTGTATTAACATTTGATATTGAGGTGGAAATGATTACAGGTCTACCATCAACACGAGAAGCTCAAAATGAAATTACAGCAATTGCATCGCATGATTCTATTACAAAGAATTATGATGTATTTGTATTAGATAAAGAAAGAAAAGTAAAAAACAATGCCAAAAACTTTGATAAGGATGGTAGGAAAGTTAATGTTCATATTTTTGATAATGAGAAAAACCTCCTACTTGCATTTCTTAACTATTACCAACAAATTGGACCAACAATTTTAACAGGTTGGAATATAGATTTCTTTGATATTCCATATCTTTATAATCGTATCAGAAATGTTTGCGGAGAAGGGCATGCTAAACGATTATCCTGTATTGGAGAAGCATTCTGGTCACCATATAGAGAGAAGTTTAGTTTTGGTGGTGTAAGTATTTTGGATTATATTAATCTATACAAAACCTACACATATACGTTGGAAGCATCGTATACATTGAATTACATTGCAACTAAAGAATTAGGTAGAGGTAAGATTGAATACGAAGGAAGTTTGGATGATTTGTTTGAAACTGACTTGGAAAAATTCATTGAATATAACATTACCGATGTGGAGTTGGTAGTAGCAATGGATGAAAAATTACAATTTATTGAATTATGTAGAGCCGTTTGTCACGCTGGATTTGTTCCATATGAAGATTACATATATTCATCAAAATGGTTAGAGGGTGCTTGTTTGGGATATCTTAAAACCAAAGGATTGATTGCAACTAACAAACCAAAGGATAGAAAGGAAAGAATGAAAGCTTTAAAAGATAATAATCAAGAGAAGTTTATTGGAGCTTATGTAAAAGAACCTATTGTTGGTAAGTATGATTGGATTTATGACTTGGACTTAACATCTCTATATCCATCAATTATTATGACTCTTAATATTAGTCCTGAAACAAAAGTTGGTAAGATTGAAAATTGGGATGCAGAAGCTAATATTAAAGGATTAGATACGACATATAAACTAGTAGGTAAGGATGGTGATGAATACTCATATACTACTCAGGAACTAAAGGAAGTTATTAAAGATAGTAATTTGGGTGTTGCTGCAAACGGAGTACTGTATACACAAGATAAACCAGGTCTAATTGCAGATATTCTTAATAATTGGTTTGATAAACGTGTAGAATTTAGAAAATTAGAAAAAAAATATGGTGAAGCGGGTGATACGGAGAAATATGAATTTTATGCTAAAAGGCAGTTGGTTCAGAAGATTCTTCTTAATTCTATGTATGGTGTTCTTGGTCTTCCTGCCTTTCGGTTTTACGATATTGATAATGCAGAGGCAGTTACGATTACGGGTCAAACTGTTATTAAGAAAACGGCAGAGATGGCAAACATCAAATATTGGAAAGAATTAGGAACTAAAGAAGATTACAACGTATACATAGATACCGATTCTATTTATATGATGGCAGAACCTTTGGTAAAACATAGATATCCCCAATACAAAGAGTTTGATGAAAAACGAATGGCAATTGAAGTAGATACCATTGCAACCGAAACTCAAACATTCTTAAATTCATTCTATGATATGTTGGCAGAAAGGTTTTTCTTTATTCCAAAAGATAAACATAGATTTGAAATCAAAAAAGAATATATCAGTAAAGCAGGATTTTGGGTAGCAAAAAAACGATATGCACAATGGATGATTTTGAAGAATGGTATTCCTTGTGATAAGTTAGATGTTAAGGGATTGGATGTAGTTCGTTCATCGTTTCCAAAAGCATTTCAGGAGCAAATGTCCGGTATGTTAAAGGATATTTTGATGGGCAAGGATAATGATTACGTTGATGGTAAGTTATTAGAATTTAAAAAGAATATGATTAATTTGCCAGTTAATAAAATAGCTAAAGGTGGAGCAATCAAAGAGTTGAGTAAATATGATAATGGTAGTTGGAGAACCGGTGATTCGGTAGCAAACTTTGAAAAAGGAACACCTGCGCACGTTAAAGCGGGAATATCATATAATAGATTATTAAAATTCTTTAATTGTCCATATAAACACGAACCAATAAGAGATGGTGATAAAGTTAAATGGGTATATCTTAAAACAAATCCATTAGGATTAGATACGGTGGCATTTAAGGATTATAATGACCCAAAAGAGATTATAGACTTTGTAGAACAATATATTGATAGAGATATGATTTACAAAGCTGAATTAGAAAATAAAGTAGATGATTTCTATAACGCCCTAAAATGGGAAAAAGTGACAGAAGATACAAAAACGGCAAAGAAATTCTTTGCTTTTTAAAAAATTTTTCGTATATTTGTAAAACATAATAATTAAAAATTAAAACATGAACAAAAACAATTTATTAAAATTCATTCAAAAGTATTCATTGGGTGGATTAATTGAATCAGTAGCGTGGAACGCTGAAGGTAGCAAATTATCAGTAAGATTTATTTCCGATGATAAAACGTTATTGGGTGAAGTTGAGTATAACGCTTATACATCTACTCCATTTGGAATTGGTGTATATACTACATCTTTATTAAAAAATATGATTGGTATTTTAGATAATGATTTATCATTAAAAGTTGATATTGTAGGCGATAGAGCAGTATCTTTAAAATTATTTTCCGATGAAACTGAAACATCATATCAGTTAGCAGATTTGGGAGTTATTCCGCCGGTTCCAGATTTAAAGCAATTGCCTGAATTTGGTATTTCAATTGATATGGCATCAAATATGATTGATAAGTTTATCAAAGCAAAAGGTGCATTATCCGATATAGATACATTTACTGTATTTAGTGAAGGTGGTGATTTAAAGATGGCAATTGGTTATTCTTCTATCTCTACAAATAGAGTTACCTTTACCGTAATTAAAGGATACTCTGAAACAATTAAACCAATTTCTTTTTCAGCAAAGTATTTAAAAGAGATTTTGACAGCAAACAAAGAAGCAACAAATGCAAAATTAAAAGTATCAGTAGATGGATTATCACATGTTGAATTCCAAATTGATGATTTTGTATGTAAATATTATCTTGTTGAGATAAGTAATTAATATTTTTATTTAGTAGAAATTTCAAATTAACAAAAAAATGACAGAACAATTAGAATTATTTCCACAAGAAGAAGTGGAGCAAGACTTCAATCAAACAAATGAAGTAAGTACATCAGAAGTACAACCAATCGTAGATGCAGAATGGTGTTTTCAATTTTTTAACAACGAACCTGTGGTATTTGCATACTCAAGTGAAGGAGATGAACCTGCGCCATTGGTTTTACAAATTCAACCAGTTGAAACCGAAGGTTTATCGTTTACACACAATGGAATGGCATTTAGAATATTCCCAAGACCAATTTCAGAAGAAAGTAAACAAGCAAGAGCAGAACAAAATGAAAGTAAAGATTAAATTGTTAGATGAAAATTCAGTTAAACCAAAGTATGCAAAAGAAAATGATGCAGGATTAGATTTAGTAGCAACTAAAATTATATCAAACACCACATTTCAAATAACATATGGTTTAGGTATAGCGATGGAAATACCAGAAGGCATGGTTGGTTTGGTATTTCCTCGCTCATCAATACGAAACACCGAATTAATACTAAGTAATTCAGTTGGTGTTATTGATGCGGGATATAGAGGCGAATTGCAAGCAACTTTTAATAAGTTAAATGGATTGGATTCTATTGCATATAATGTAGGAGATAGAGTTTGCCAAATCATCATAGTTCCGCATCCTGTAATTCAATTGGAGGTGGTAGATGAATTGAGTGAAAGTAGTAGAGGTAAAGGTGGATACGGTTCAACAGGTAAATAAAAAAAGATGAGTTTTTTCGCAAATAACATTAATAAAAAAGAGCATAGTTTATGGGTAGAACGATATCGTCCGACTACTCTTGCCGAATATGTTGGCAATGAAACCGTAAAAGAAACTATCCAACAATATTTGGATAACAACGATATTCCGCATTTATTACTTTATGGTAAAGCAGGTACGGGTAAGACCACACTTGCTAAATTAATCGTAAACACAATCAAATGTGATTTTATGATTATCAATGCATCGGATGAAAACAATGTGGATACGGTTCGTAATAAAGTGAAGAACTTTGCATCATCAGTTGGATTTGCAGGTTTTAAAATAATCATTTTAGATGAGTTTGATTATATGACTCCAAACGCTCAAGCAATTTTGAGAAATTTGATGGAAACATTTAGTAAACATTGTCGTTTTATTTTGACTTGTAATTATATTGAAAAAATTATTGACCCAATTCAAAGTAGATGCCAATCATTTGCAATTACACCTCCAACTAAAAAAGATGTAGCAATTCAGGTTACTAAGATTTTGGATACAGAAAAAATTAAATACGATTTAAAAAATGTAGCTGATATTATCAGTTCATATTATCCAGATATTCGTAGAATCTTAAATACTTGCCAATTACAATCTGCAAAAGGAGAATTAAAAGTAGACCATCAAATTATGGTGGAATCTAACTTCCAAACTAAATTGGTAGATTTGTTAAAAGCAAATGATGACAAACGTAATATGTTTATGAATATCAGACAAGCAATTGCTGATAATAGATTAAATGATTATTCTGAAATGTATTCTATGTTATATGATAAAGTAGATGAATACGCATCAGGTAATACGGCAAATGTAATCCTAACTATAGCAGAAGGTATATCTAAAGATGCATTAGTCGTAGATAAAGAAATAATATTTATGAGTACAATTATTCAAATTTTAAACATTATAAAGTAATGCAACAAGGATTACCAATGGGCATCAATATAAATGATGCAAGAGATATGGATTGCGAATGTGGCAACAAAGTGTTTATGCCAGGATTTAGATTCAAAAAATTATCAAGATTAGTAACAGGTCAAGCACAAGATTCAATCATTCCAGTTGAAATGTATCTTTGTACTCAATGTGGTAAAGCATTGCAAGAGTTACTACCTTTGGAATTAAGAGATAAACCATCATCAATAGTAGAATAATGGCAGGAAAAAAGTTATTTGACCACATTGCTGCAATTACATCGGAGCAAGACCCAAACTACTTTGATAAATTATCAGAGGAAGATATTAAGAGTTGGAGTAATTTTATGATTAATAGATTCCTTTCTATGAAACCGGAATGGGTAGAACTCATTGCAACTATACTACCTTTAACTCAAACGTTATCACCAGAGGAAATGTATAAGTTGTATATTAATATCATACCCAAAGGTAAGTATTACTTAAAATATATTAAAGGAAAAGCGGGAGAAAAATATGAGGAATGGCTTGTAAATCTCATAAAAACTGAGTATATTTGTTCTGAGCACCAAGCTATTGATTACATAGAAATTCTATATTCTTCGAGAGAAGGTAGAGAAAACATTAAATTTATTTGTCAAAAATATGGTATTGACTCAAAACAGATTACCAAACTTAAACTTAAAATATAATGGGAAGAGTTTCTTTTAGTCAATACTCAATGTGGAGCGGATGTCCATACCAGTATAAGTTAAATTATATTGATGGATTATCTATCTCTACATCAAATATCCATTTAGTATTTGGAACTGCAATGCACGAAACACTCCAAACTTATTTGGATAAGTGTTTGCGTATTTCAAAATCACAAGCAGATAAACTAATGGATACAAAGGCATTTTTGAAAGAGAAGATGCGTGAGTTATATTTAAAAGAATCATTAGATGGTACTAATCCTATTTGTACAAAAGAAGAATTAGTTGAGTTTTTAGAAGATGGAAATCTTATATTAGATTATTTTCAAAAACCTAAAAACTTCAACAGTTTCTTTTCATTAACAAATGATGAGTTGGTAGCAATTGAACAACCTATTAATACTAAAATTGCAGAAAATGTAAGTTTTTTAGGATTTTTAGATATGGTGGTTAGAAACAAAGTTTCAGGTCGCTATCGTATTATAGATTTTAAAACATCTACAATGGGTTGGAACAAATACCAAAAAGCAGATGAGATTAAAAATGCACAAATACTTCTTTATAAAAAGTTTTATGCAGAATTATTAAATATATCTCAAGATATGATTGATGTTGAATTCATCATACTAAAACGAAAAGTATCGGAATCAACCGATTATACAATACCTCGTATTTCAAAGCACATACCTGCAAATGGTAAACCATCTGTTACTAAAGCATGGAATTCATTTAAGGAATTTGTAGATAGTGTATTTGATGAGAATGGTGATTACAAACAGGTAGAATTTGTAAAGAACCCTGGTAAAAATAAAAAGAATTGTAAATGGTGTGAGTTCTCCCAAAGGGGAATATGTGATGGAAAAATCTAAATTTCCAATACATATAATTATAAATAAAAGTTATGGCAAAAAAGAAAATACTATTATTATCGGATGACCTCCGAATGGCTAGTGGAATAGCCAATGTTTCCAAACAGTTAGTTATGGGAACGGTTGATAAGTACGATTGGGTACAATTAGGAGCAGCAATCAAACATCCAGAAGCAGGTAAAATTTTAGATTTAAATGATGATATTCGTAAACAAACTGGTGTAGCGGATGCAAATGTAAAAATTATTCCGTTTGATGGGTATGGTAATCCAGATGTTATTCGTCAATTGTTAATGATGGAGAAACCCGATGCAATCTTACACTTTACAGACCCAAGATATTGGATTTGGTTATATGAGATTGAGCACGAAATTCGTCAATCAGTACCCCTTTTCTTCTATCACATTTGGGATGACTTACCAGACCCAAAATACAACAGAGATTATTACGAAAGTTGTGATTGGATTGGATGTATTTCAAAACAAACGTATGGTATTACTAAAAGAGTTTGGAGTTGGGATAGAGAAAAACATTGGACTAAACCTGCTGATTGGCAAGTAAGTTATGTACCACATGGTATCAATTCTGACTTATATAAATCGGTTGAAGTACCCGCTGAATTTAAAAAAGAAATCTTTGGTGAAAAAGAATATGATTTTGTTCTTTATTGGAATAACAGAAACATTCGTAGAAAACAACCAGTTGATGTAATTCTTGCATTTAATGAGTTTGTAAAAGCATTGGCACCAGAACATAGAGATAAAGTATGTTTATTAATGCACACACAACCTGTAGATGAAAATGGTACAGATTTACCAAGAACAATAGATGAATGTTGTACACCGGAAACAAATGTTATATTTGCACCAAATCGTTATACAGAGATTGAATTAAATTATCTTTACAATTTAGGAGATGTAACAATAAATGTAGCATCCAATGAAGGATTTGGGTTGGCAACAGCAGAATCAGTAATGGCGGGAACACCAATCATAGTTAACGTAACCGGTGGTTTACAAGACCAATGTGGATTCAGAGATAAAGGTACGGGTAAGTTATTAACTGCTGAAGATTATGTAGAAATTGGTTCTTTACATGATAGATACAAAAAGAATACCGTAGTTTGGGGAGATTGGGTTAAACCAATTTGGCCAGTTCGTTCAACAACAGGTTCAGTTCCTACTCCATATATCTTTGATGATAGAGTTGATTTTGAAGATATTGCTCCTCTAATTATGGATTTTTATAAAATGGGTAGAGAGGAAAGAAAAGCAGCAGCAGAAAAAGGTAGAAAGTGGATGTTGGGTGATGGGTTGTTAAGTAGAGAAGCAATGTGTAATGCATTAGTAGAAGGTATGGATGGGGCATTTGAAAATTGGACACCAAAGAAAAAATTTAAAGTTATAGAATTATAATATGAAACCAACATTAGTATTTCAAGCACCAGTAGCAACAAGAAGTGGTTATGGTGACCACGCAAGAGATTTATTACATTCTCTATATAAATTAGATAAATTTGATATTAAAATTATCAGCACTCGTTGGGGACAGACCCCAATGGATGCTCTTAATTATGATAATGAATTTCATAAATGGGTAGTTGATAATATAGTTCCAAACGTGCAAGAAAAACCTGATATTTATATTCAGGTTACAGTTCCAAATGAATTTCAACCCGTTGGATTTTACAACATTGGAATTACTGCAGCAATTGAAACAACGCATTCACCAATTGATTGGGTACATGGATGTAATAGAATGGATTTGATTATAGTTCCATCGGAGCATTCTAAAAAGAGTTTAGTAGATTCGGTTTATAATGAAGCCGATAACCAAACTAAACAAATAATCAAACAACATAAAATTGAAAAACCAGTTGAAGTTCTTTTTGAAGGATTTAATGAAAACTTTGGTACTAATGATTTTCAATATGTTTCAGAATTAGATGAAATCAAAGAAGATTTCGCATTCTTATTTGTAGGGCATTGGTTGAGAGGTGATTTGGGAGAAGATAGAAAGAATGTTGGAATGATGATTAAAACATTCGCAATGGCATTCAAAAATGAAAAGAAAAAGCCAGCATTGATTCTTAAAACAAGTTCAGCAGGATTTAGTATATTGGATAGAGAAACAACTGTTAAAAAGATTAGAGATGTATTAGGTAAAGATTACGGACAAGTTCCAGTTTATTTATTACATGGTGATTTAACTGAAGCTGAAATGAACGGATTATATGAACATCCAAAAGTAAAAGCAATGTTAAACTTTACAAAAGGTGAAGGATTCGGAAGACCTTTGTTAGAATTCAGTTTGACAGGAAAGCCAATTATTGTAAGTGGATGGAGTGGTCATTTGGATTTCTTAAAAAGTGGTGCAGTATTGTTAGATGGTGAATTGAAAGAAGTACATGAATCGGCGGCAGACCAATTTTTATTGAAAGAAGCAAGATGGTTTAATGTAAATATTTCAAACGCATTGAGTAAAATTAAAGATGTTTATAAGAATTATGATAAATACAAAACTGAAGCATTTCAATTGGGTAAACAAAATAAACAAAACTTTAGTTTAGAAAAAATGACCAAATTATTTGATGTAATTTTGAATCAATATGGTATTTATACTAAAGTACAACCTAAGTTTCAACAATTGCAATTACCTAAATTGAAGATGTTAAAAAAAGATGAGTAATTTCAATCCACTATATAGAAGATTTATTGATGAATCTAATAAAATTATCCCTAGTCAAATGGTTAGGGGTAATTTCTATATAATCAAAGAATACGAATATGTAGATGGACATAAAGGCAATTACTCGGCAGCATCTGCACCAATAATTTATACTTTATTTGTATCAAAAGCAAAAGATATAGTTCATGCAATTAAAGTATCAAATGTAAATCCACAATTAATAAAAAAGTTTTTTGGTAAATTTGTAAATGAAGATACTGAATTGAAAATAAAAGGTGGTGCTAAAAACTTTTATGAAAAAGTAGTAAGTTCAGTACCTATAATATCAAATGATTCATATAGAACCTATAAATTGAGTGGATTAGGTAGTATTACTCATATCAATATGGATAACACTAAGTTAGTTCCCAAAAACAAATTACCAAAAGCAGAACCAACAAATAAATCGTTACTAAAAGAACAATAGTTATGACATCAAAAGAATTTATCCTTTGGTTAAAAGGATTCACAGAAGGAGTACACGAATATAAAAATGGCGTTTCTCCAATCCTATGGGATATTGTAAAAGAAAAATTGGCAGAGGTTAAGGATGAACCAACATACTCTATTCCGTTTGGAGTTCCAAATACTACACCAATACAAACATTACCATTTATCCAACCATATGACCCATACAACCCATATAAGATAACTAGTGAAAGTGGTACAACACTAACAGTATCATCGGGTAGTAGTGGAACAATAACAACAACACCTGGTCAAAGTTCTATTACATACGCAACACCTCAATATGTAACATCAACTGCGTATGGATATCCTACTGGTAGTACGGTAAGTTATACAAATAATACATATGTACCATCAGCTGATATGTGGAATGAACATCAAGCAAGAATGACATATTATAAACCATACCAACCACCATATTCAACAGATAATAAAGAAGAAGTTATAAAAACAGAAGAATAATGAAAATAAGTTATGCAATTGCAATATGTAATGAATTTGATGAAACAATTAAATTACTTACTCAGTTATTAAACTACAAAGGAGAAACTTCAGAAGTAGTAGTTCTATTGGATACACCCAAAGCACAACCAGAATTAATAGAATATTTGGAATTACAAGCAAATGCTGATAAAATCACATTGATTGAATCTGAATTTGATAATGATTTTGCACAATGGAAGAATCTGTTAAACTCACAATGCAAAGGTGAGTGGATATTTCAATTGGATGCGGATGAATTTTTAGATGAAAATTTGATTGTTAATTTAGAAGAAATCTTAGATGCAAATGTAGATAAAGATTTAATATTAGTTCCTCGTATAAACATAGTAAATGGTTTAACCGATGAGCACATTAAACAATGGGGTTGGAATGTAAATGAAAAAGGTTGGGTTAATTTTCCAGATGCACAGACTCGTATTTACAGAAACAAACCAACTATAGGTTGGAGTGGTAAAGTACATGAGAGAATTGGTGGGTTTGAATCTTATACAAACCTACCAGGTGATGAGGTATATTGTATTAAACATATAAAAGATATTAAAAGACAAGAAAAACAAAACAGTTACTATTCAACTTTATGAAAATAACATTTTTATACGCTTATGATGGTGAAGAATGGTCTACACCAATGGCGATTGTTAAAGAGTTTCAATTGAGAGGTTGGCAAACTGAAATTGTTTCAATTGGTTCTAATAAAACTGGCAGTTATCATGATTTAAAATTGCAAAGATGGTTAGAATTAAATCCAAAAACTGATATAGTAATGTTTTTAGATTGGGGTAGATTTGATTCACCTTATTTAGATAAAAAGTTATTACCAAACGCATTTTGGATACAAGAAAGTGGAGATGACCCACAAAACTTTGAAAGAAATTCACCAAAAGCAGATAGATTTCATTTAACAATCACACCTGATAAACAATGTGCAGAGGAATATAGTAAGAAGGGAATTGATTCTCTTTGGATTCCACACTTTGCAGATACTGCAGTTCAATTTCCATTAAACACAGAACCACAATATGTGGCAGTTACAAGTAGAGGATACGGTAATTCTGAATTTTTAGATTATCTTACAAGATGGGCAGAAGGTGGTGTTGGAAATAAAAACGGAATGGATGCCAAAGAACATACCGAATTTTTGAATAGTGGATTGATGGTAGTTCAGAATAGTAGATGGAAAGAAATTACTCGTAGAATTTTTGAAGGAATGGCATGTGGTAAAATGGTTCTAACTGATAGATTGCCAGAAGAAACAGGTCTATCCGAAATGTTTATAGAAGGTGAAGATATTGTGTATTACGATGAGATGTTTGATTGTATAGAAAAGATGAACTACTACAATGAAAACGAAGAGGAAAGAGAACAAATTGCACACAATGGAATGATGAAAGTATTACACAATTATACACAAGTTCAAGTAGTAGACAAATTAATAGAAAAATGGAAAAATTCTCAGTAATCATACCAACGATATGGAATGGTACAAAGTTACCACAATTATTAAAAAATTTATATGAATGTGAGCAAGTTGGTGAGGTTATTTTAATTAATAATGCAAAAGATAAAACACCTGATTTTGAAAGACATGAGAAATTGGTGTATGTTGAACCAAATCAAAACATTTTTGTAAACCCTGCATGGAATATGGGAGTTAGACTTGCAAAATATGATTATATAATAAACACACAGGATGATTTAGTATTTGATGTTGATAACTTAACACAGTTTATTAACTATGCAGATTCGGCAGGACATAGTTTAAAAAACTTAGGTATTATTGGAATGCATTTGGATAACTTTTATATGGAATCAGATAATCAACCTGAATTGGAATTGATTAACTTTGATAACGATAAAGGTGGCGGATGGGCATGTTGTTTAATTTATCATAAAAGTAATTGGGTGCCAGTACCAGAAGGTATAAAAATTTATTATGGTGATAATTTTTTACAAATGGCAGTTAAACCAATATTACAAATAAAAGGATTTCCCGTAGAAACCAAAATGAGTTCATCGGCAGATACATCAGTAGATTGGGTAAAAGTAGTTACTGATAATGATTTAATTGAGTGGCATAAAATATTAGGAGAATGGAGAAATTACCAATCAGTATAGGAATACTTTCCTGGCATAGTGGGCAAGTATTAGTAGATACATTGACTACATATTACGAAAATGGATTATTTGATATGGTAAATGATACTACTATATTATTTCAAGAATTCAATGAGCAAGATTATCAAATAACAAAACATTTTGGATTAGATTGTATTGGGTTAACTAACAATATAGGAATAGGTAAAGCATTTATTAAATTAACTGAAAATGCTCAAACAGATAATGTATTGGTATTAGAGCATGATTGGAATTTAATAGAAAATGCCGAAACAACATATGATAGATTAAAATCTGGATTAGAATTGTTGGATACAAATATAGATGTAGTTAGATATAGACACAGATATCAACCTGGTAATCCACATTTTTCATTTCAATACAAAGGAAGAGAATTAGAGTATTATGATAGTGAAATTGAATGTACATCGCCACATTTATTAGATTCGGTACATTGGTGTAATCCAAAGGAATCATTTCCAGAACAAATTGGACAATCTGGTGAATATTTTACATCAACTTCTCGTTATGGTAATTGGACAAATAACCCGTGTTTGTATAAAAAACAATTTTATTTGGATATAGTTAAACAATTTGCAGGAGATGGTATTGCGTTAGAAGGTAATATTAGTAAATGGTGGGCAAAACAATCATATGGTGTCGCACATGGGGAGGGTTTATTTAAACATAACGATTGGCAAAAATACGGAAAATGACAAAATTAATTATATTTGACCTTGATGGTGTTTTAGTTTCAGCCAAACATATACACTATGATACATTAAATACTGCATTATGGGAAATTGGAGAAAGTAATAAATACGTTATTTCAGAAGCCGAACATCTTTCTATATACGATGGATTAAAAACCAATCAAAAATTAGAGTTACTTACTCAAAATAAAGGATTACATCCAAACACATATGAAACGGTTTGGAATAGAAAACAAGAATTAACAATTGAAGCAATATCTGAATTAAAACCAGATATTAGATTAATTGAACTATTTAAAGAACTTCGTAGTAGGGGTTATAAATTAGCTTGTGCATCTAATTCAATCAGACGTTCAGTATTGGTAATGTTGGCAAAAATAGGGATTATAGAGTATATGGATTTAATCCTTTCTAATGAGGATGTAAAGAACTCTAAACCACATCCTGAAATGTATTGGAAGACAATGAGTATGATGGGTGTATTGCCAGAAGAAACCCTTATAATAGAAGATTCACCACATGGATTGTTAGCAGCAAGTAGAAGTAGAGCAAATGTTTTGAGAGTTAATTCTCCAAAAGATTTGGATTTATCAAAAATTCTTCGTAAATTAGACGAAACAAAACATATTATGCGTATACCAAAATGGCAAGGGGGTAAATTGAATGTACTCATTCCGATGGCAGGAGCAGGAAGTAGATTCCAACAAGCTGGTTATACATTTCCAAAACCACTAATTGATGTGGAGGGTAAACCAATGATTCAAGTTGTTGTTGATAATCTAAATATAGAAGCAACATACATCTATGTAGTTCAAAAAGAACATAGAGAAAAATACAATTTAGATACTCTTCTAAATCTAATTACACCCAATTGTAAAATTGTAGAAGTTGATGGAATTACAGAAGGTGCAGCTTGTACTACTTTATTAGCAAAAGAATTTATTGACAATGATTCTCCATTAGTTATGGCAAACTCTGACCAGTTCGTAGAATGGGATAGTAATGAGTTTATGTACAAAATGATTGAACAAAAATTAGATGGTGGAATTTTAACATTCCAAGCAACACACCCTAAATGGAGTTTTGCAAAGATAGATGAGCATGGATATGTAACCGAAGTTGCAGAGAAGAATCCAATTTCAGATATAGCAACTGTTGGTGTTTATTATTGGGCAAAAGGTTCTGATTATGTAAAATATGCAGAACAAATGATTAGTAAAAATATCAGAACTAATGGTGAATTCTATACTTGTCCAACTTTTAATGAAGCAATTGCAGATTGTAAAAGAATTAAAACATTCAATATTGAAAAGATGTGGGGGTTAGGTACACCTGAAGATTTAAAATACTACTTAGAAAATAAAAAATGATATTAATATCACATAGAGGAAATTTAAATGGCAAAATGCCAGAAAACGAAAATCATCCAGATTATATTGATGAAGCAATCCATGCTGGATATGATGTAGAAATAGATGTATGGGTGGTAGATAATGAATTATTTTTAGGTCATGACAAACCCCAATATAAAATAATACATAATTGGTTAAGTACTAGATATGAAAAATTGTGGATACATTGTAAAAATGTAGAAGCAATGGAGTGGTTTAATTCATTTCCTGGTTTTAATTACTTTTGGCATGAAGAAGATACTGTAACACTTACATCAATGAATATAATTTGGGCATACCCTGGCAAACAAACAATTAAGGGGAGTATAGCCGTTTTACCTGAAATCCATAATGATGATTTGAGTGCTTGTGTAGGAATTTGTTCGGATTATATAAACAATTATAAATGAGAATAGCAATATGTTTTTACGGTCAACCTAGATTTTACAAACAGGTTTTACCAATTTGGCAAAAAGTAATAAAAGAATTGGAAGCAGATGTTTTCATTCACACTTGGTATGGGCAGGATAGAGCAAGTTCGGTTACCAACATAGATGAATTAATTTCAGATTTAAATCCAAAAGAAATTAACATATCTCAACCACATAGGTTTTTAGATTTAATTCCAGAAGATTGTAAATTTGAAAGTCAATCATATCATGGTATGCAACAAGCATATAGTATTTCAAAATCATTTAAAATATTAGATGAATATGAAAGAAATATTGGTGGATTTAAATATGATGTTATTGTTAGATGTAGAATGGATATAGAATTACACTATCCAGAATTATTTGTTGAACTTATTAAAACATCTATTGATGAAAATCAGTTATATGTGTGTAGTAATCATTGGGCAGATAGTGATATGTTTGATGATAACATTATGGTAGGTAGACGTTCTACAATTAAGAATATGTTTTTACAATATTATTATTATACGCTTGAAGTTATAAACAATACTAAAATAATTCCAGGTGGTGAACAAAATATTTTTAGATATATTAAACATAAAAATTTATTAGAAAAGATAATTAAAACAAACGGATTGGATTTTAATTTATTATACATTCCCGTTGAACAATTAATATTAAATCAAAATGACTAGACCATTATTAGTTTATTATCACACATATTTAGTTGGTAATTATAAGTTACTAATACACGAACAATTATTGAAAATATTCACATCAGGATTATACAATGAATGTCAAAACATATACATTGGTATTTCATCACACGATGATAATAATACTCAATGGGTTTTGGATTTGATAAAAGATTATGATAAAATAGTTCCATTGGTATTTGAAGAAAATGATGCTGAAATGTCAACATTAAGATTTTTAATGGATATGGCAACTAAAGGTGATTACTATTTCTATTATTATATGACTAAAAATGTAGCAACAAATACAGGAATGAAATCAGATATAACTCAGGAACAAATTGTTAAAAACGAATTGTGGAGAGTTAGTATGGAATATAATACAATAGATAGATGGAGAGATTGCATTCAATTAATGGATGAAGGATACGATGCAGTAGGATGTAATCTTAGACCAAATTCACACGTTGGAAATCACATTCATTTTAGTGGGAACTTTTGGTGGGCAAAATCCGAACTAATTAATACATTAGACCATAATTATCTATATGATAAACAATTATTAGGACCACAAAATTCACTATTAGCAGAGTTTTGGATTGGTTCAAATCCTAATGCAAAATTAGCACCAATATTTGAATGTGGAGAAGTAGCACCATATAGAAAAGAAACAACGTTTAAAGAATATATAAAATAAGTTATGATTGATTTAAATAATATCAAAGGTTTAGTAGGAAACCACGTAGCACCCTACATTTACAATGCTAAGAGTTTTGAAGCAGGAAAAACACCAATCTACTATTCTGGTCCTTATTGGGATAACAAAGAAATAGAAGCAGCAATTGATACTTTCTTAAATGGTAAGTGGATTACTGCAGGTGAAAAAGTTTATAAGTTTGAAAACAAATTTAGTAAAAAAATTGGTGTTACATATTCACATATGGTTAACTCTGGTAGTTCAGCCAATTTAGTATTAATTGCAGCATTAAAGAAGAGATTTAATTGGGCAGATGATGATGAAATCATTGTATCACCCGTTGGATTTGCAACTACAATTTCAGTATTGTATCAACATAGATTGAAACCTGTATTTGTTGATATTGAGTGGGATACTTTAAACTTTGATTTAGACCAAATTGAATCAAAAATTACCGAAAAAACAAAAGGTATATTTGTATCACCTGTTTTGGGTAATCCACCAGATATGGATAAATTGCAAAAAATTGCTGATAAGTATGATTTAAAGATAATTGGTGATAATTGCGATTCTTTAGGAACAAAATGGAACGGAAAACCATTAACCGATTACTACGTTGCATTTTCAAATTCATTCTATCCTGCACACCATATTTCAACAGGAGAAGGTGGGATGGTTTGTACTAATGATGCCGAGTTAAAAGCATTATTTGTAAGTTACTCATGGTGGGGTAGAGATTGTTATTGTATTGGTTCTTCAAACTTATTATCGTGTGGAACTTGTGGAAACAGATTTGATAAATGGTTAAAAAATTACGATGGTGTAATTGACCATAAGTATGTTTTCAGTCATATGGGATATAACCTAAAACCATTGGATTTACAAGGAGCAATCGGATTGGAACAATTGGAAAAATTGGATGAAATTGAAGTAAATAGAAAAAGAAGTAAAGAAAGAATTACTCAAATATTTGTTGATAACATTCCAGGTTTGAGAGCACCATCCATAATAGATAAAGCAGACCCTTGTTGGTTTGGAACTCCATTCATATGCAATGAACCTGGATTGAAACATCGTTTAGTTGAATACTTGGAGGCAAATAAAATTCAGACAAGAAATTACTTTGCAGGAAACATCTTATTACATCCAGGATATGAATTCTTAGATGATTTTAAAAATTATCCAGAGGCAAATAAAGTATTAGATAAAGTATTCTTTATTGGAGCAGCACCTCACTATACTGATACAGTTTTTGATTATATTGAAGAAGTTATTAAAAAATTTAAATAATGGTAGATTTACAATCAAGCGTTAAATCACAAGGAAAATTTACCACCCAAATAATACACTTTGTGGGTGGTGAAAAAAGAACTTTTGAAAATATAGAATCAGAATATATTAAGCAAGGTCAATTTACCAAACTTATGACAAAGGATGGTAGAATGATTTTGATAAACGATAAAAATGTATTATGTATAGAAGTGTTCCCACAATTGTAGTATTAGGTGATGGGTTATTGGGTTCTGAAATCGTAAAACAAACCGATTGGAGTTTAATATCTCGTAAAAAAAATGGATTTGATATAAATGATGAATCAACTTTTTCAAAATTATTGGAATATGATGTTATAGTAAATTGTATAGCAAATACAAATACATATTCTACTGATAGAGATGCACATTGGAATACTAATTATAAATCAATTTATAAGTTAATAAACTTTTGTAATTTGAATAATATAAAATTGGTACATATCGGAACTGATTATATGTTTGCAAATAACATAAACAAACAAGCAACAGAAGAGGATGTACCGGTGCATTCAGAACATTGGTATTCTTATACTAAACTATTGGGAGATGGGATTGTTCAATTATTATCAGATAATTATTTAATATGTAGATGTACTCATAAACCATATCCATTTCCATTTGAAAATGCATTTGTAGATAGAATTGGTAATTTTGATTATACACATAAAATAGCAGAATTGATAATTGAATTAGTAAATGCAGATGAATCGGGGGTATATAATGTTGGTACTGAATCTAAATCTATATATGATTTAGTTAAAACTGATTTTCCAAATGTAATACCTACTAAAGTGCCAGATGGTTATCCAAAAGATACATCATTTTCAATTGATAAATTAAACAAATTTTTAAATAAATGAAAGAAGTTACAGAGATTGTAAAATGTCCAATTACGGATGATAGTGAACATATAACTTATTTTGACTTGGGAGATTTTCCATTGGTTAATAATTTATGTGATACAAAAGAAGAATCAATTAATTGTAAAAGATTCCCGTTAAGAGTTAACCTATTTACTAAATCAAATTTATCAACATTAAGCCATTCGGTAAATAGTGAATTAATGTTTAGTAATTATCTTTTTAAATCAGAAGTTAACGTACCATATATAAAACATTGTGAACGAATGTTTGATTATATATCAGGTTTAACAAAATTAAACAAAAATGATTCTATAGTTGATATTGGTGGTAATGATGGAACTTTGTTAGATGCATTCAAAAGAATGACAAACATTGAATTAAATTATTTGAATATTGACCCATCAAAAAATTTAGTAAAATTATCCGAAGAAAAGGGGATACCAGTATTGAATGATTATTTTTCATTAGAAACTGCTAAAAATATAGATTATAAAGTAAAGATAGTAACATCTACAAACGTATTTCAACACCTAAGAGATACTAATTCATTTGCAGATGGTGTTTATCATTTATTAGAAGATGATGGATTATGGTTATTGGAGTTTCCATATTGGATACATGATTTAGAAACAAATCAATTTGACCAAATATATCACGAACACGTTTATTACTATTCAGTTACTGCATTACAATTGATGATGGAAAAGCATGGTTTTAAAATTATCAGAGCCGAAAAGCAAAACATTCACGGTGGAACTTTAAGATTGGTAATGGCAAAGCAAACTTCTAATATTCAAGCAGATGATTCATTGGATTCCATTATAGAAAATGAAAAGAATTATGATTTAGAATATTACAAAAATTGGGGTAATAAAGTTTATACTCATTTAGATAAATGTAAAGATATTATTACACAACTTAAATTGGAAGGTAAAAATATTGTAGCATTTGGCGCAGCGGCAAAAGGATGTATATTTTTAAATGCTTGTGGTATTACTGATTCGGAAATTGATTTTATAATTGATGATACCGATATTAAGCAGAGTAAATATATGCCAGGTACAGGTATTAAAATTGTTAGTAGAGAATTTGTTAATTTCAAAGAAATTGATTATATTGTAGTATTGGCACATAACTTTGCTGATTACATAATTGATAGTTTTAAAAACAATTATGAAGGAAAGTTTATAACATTTTTACCAGAAATTAAAATAATATAATGACAAAGTTATTAAACGCATATCTTTGGGGTTATAAGAATTGGGAAGCAGCTGACCATGTATTTCGTAAGTTTAGAGAGTTTTATCCAGAAGGTGATATATTCATTAAAGTAGATGATAATGGTGATTTTGAGAACTACAAAAAAATTGCAGAAAAGTATAATGCAGAATGTTCTAAAAACCCATTCCAAATAGGATATCCAGGAAACCACCAACAACACAATGTTGGTAGAGAATGTTGGCCAATGGATAATTCATTACTTTGGTGTGATAACATATATTGGACGTGTAAGAAATCTGATTCTAAATTTATGATTATATTAGAAGAGGATAGTTTTATTTTAAAACCAATCAGCATCATAAAAGATAATGAATTTGGTATTTCGGTATTTGAATATAACACAAACACTATACCTGATGTTTTATTAAATGTTATTGAACAGGTTGGTGGTAACACAAATATACCGTTTGGTAAATGGGGTAAAGGTTATGGTGCAGGAGGTGGATTTATCATAGATTGTCAAAAGTGGATTAATAGTTGGGAAAAGTTCAGACCAATATTAGAGTTAAATTATGATATGATTGCATCTCAAAATAAACTAATAGGATGGTCGGATTGTTTAGCACAATTGGTTATAATGGCGGGTGGATATGAAGTAGCAATGAATGAGCAAATGGTTCAAACTTGGTATCACGAAAGACCTGATTTATACCCAACATATACTCATTGGAAAGATTATGAGATAGTTGATTATTTAAAAGATATAGAAATAATAAAACAATTATAAAATAAAAAATATGCACGACACAGCTTTAAAAAATGCTAAATGGTTTTTTGAAAAATATGTAGATAAAGTCAACCCATGTAAAATACTAGAAATA